CTCCGCTTTTTAGCACGCGCTTTCTTCGCCGCCATTTTACCTTTAGCGGTGTACGGGTACTTTTTTCCATTTACTTTAGGCATACTGATTCCTCGCTAATAGCAAGAATAGCAAAGAAATGGGGGGGCTGGGGAAAGGGGGAAACCCAACCCCCCCAAATCTGTCAGAAACTAACTATTAGGAGTTAGCTCCAATGCTGGACGCAGTTTCAATGCGCTGCAAAGCAGCCTCACGGAAACGTCCGTACCCAACAAGGTGGTACCAGCCAACCGGGTTGAACCGGCGGAGAGTATCGGTCACAGGACCGAAGACCACTGAAGGATCTTCACCAAAGCCAGGGGCTCGTGAGAACGCCTTGGCAAGAGCTTGACGACCACAGATCAAAGTCTGATATACGTCAACGCTTCCTGAACCGCCATCAGCGATCAGTCCTGCCCGTGGGTTCTCAATGAACTCGATGCCACCGAATACGCCGATGGAGCCGTTACGAACAGCAGAAGCGTCTTGACGGACTTGGAAAGCAAGAACGTCAGTTACGTCAGTTTCGCTGCGAAGGTCATAAGCCACGTCAGGGTGGATCATGCCGACATAGTTACCGTTATCGAAGCCAGGTGCGTTAGCTGAACGAAGTTCGGCTACAGCTTGACGGCTCTTGTCTGCGGTAAGAAGGTCAGTAGCAGTGATGGTTCCACGCGAAGTACGGGTGCCACCATAAATGACGTTGGTGCCGCCGTTAGCGACATCAGACACAATCTTGTCAATCGAGTCAACCATGTTGTACCCGATGATGTTCGCAGCGTCAGCGTCTACGTTAAGGAACGAAGTGCCACGCAGTTTCGCTGTTGTGACTACAGCGTTACCGTACTCTGCAAGAGTTACAGTCACAGTGCTGTCACCGAGCTGTACTGCGGTAACGTCGGAAGCCTCAGTCAAAGCTGATGTTGCTTGCGCTAGATCGTTGTAAATGTTGAATTGGACTGCCGAGCCGTTGTGGCTTTGAGCAGTTGAACGCACATCCGCAACCATTTCAAACATAGGGTTTGAACGGAGCGCGAAGTACGCCAGTTGTTGAAATGCCGTTGTATCCGAAGATACCTGACCGGTGCCTGTATAGGCCATGTTGTTAAGTCCTTAGGTGAGGACTCCACATGGTTAAATCAGATTGCTGCGCCCCACAGGTAACCCTCTGACTCCATCAAAGCTCGAAGTTCCTCTGGGTTCTTCGTCGCTTGGATACGAGCATTCAGATCGGCTTGTGACACCGGATCTCCACCTTCGCCAGCATTCGCTATCCGCTGTTCAGCATCAAGCGCATCTTGCATGTATGGGGTGGGACTAGGTGCCGGAGCATCCGATCCAAGGAACCCTGCCGCTTCCGCTTCTGAACGGATCGCATCTGGGTCCATTTCACCGTCATACGCTTTAACAAAATACTTTGCTCTAGCATCATCAGGATCAATTCCTGCTGACCTAAAAGTATCTCGACGCTTATAACTATCAAGTTCCGATGCGTAGCTCGCCGCTTGTTGTTCGGCTTCCTTCGCCCGGTTCTCTAATTCACGTCGCCAATTAGGTTTCGATTCGGTTGGGCTGTCAGAACCTTCTTCACCGTAAGTGGAGTCGGAGTCTGTCATATGTCACTCACCTATCCTGTAGCGCATCTCGGCGGTGGTACCAAGATGGAGGGGTGTCAACTAGCTCGCCCAATCCGGGGCCGATCAACACTCTTAAAGATACATTATGTGACTAGCAGATTTCAACTGTCTGCTGCACCAAGCCCACTAATTCCGCCACGAGTGCTCAGAACACCGCCAGCGCCACCAAGCGCAGCGGTTCTTTCCTCTCTACGGCGACGCATTTGCGTTATCGCCTGTGCGTCTAAACCGAACTCTGCTTCAGCTATTTCGCTAGCCGTCAACGCTTCTTCTTCACCAAGCAAACGATCTGTCAAACCGACTCGTTGACCTAGCCGCTGCTGGACTTCTCGACGCTGAATGTTTTCTTGTTGCAGTCTTTCAGCAACGGTTTGTGTGAAGCCTTGACCTACAGTGCCTATCGCTGCGGCGGAGAGCCCCGCAGCAGCAAGCCTGCGTTCCTCTTCAAACAAATTCACTGCTTCTTCAGGGTCAAGATAGTATTCAACAAGTTTTGCTCGGTCTATGCCGTAGAACTCTTCTAACTGTCTAACGACTTCTGGGTCAGCAGATGACGCTGCCTCTTCAGCTAAAGCCACTCTGCTTTGCAGCTCCGCAGCAGATACGTCACCAGCGATAAGTTCTCCGAAACGTGCAGGGTCTTGGTAGAAACGTTCCTCAATGCCTGAGGTCCGCATCAAGTTCCGGTAGTTACGTTCAAGGTCTATGTATTCTCTTTCGCTGATTGCAGGCATCCCCGCTTCTGCGCGAGCAGCCATACCTGGGAACCGTGTGGCGTATTGGGTGCTTCCTCGTATTGTTTGTACGATTTCTAGTTCTGATGCGCCTTTAATCATCAGGTCGTTTAGTTGTGTTGTGAGCGCAGCTACTTCGTTGGCGAATCGGGGGTCGTTGCCGAACATATCGCGAAGCAGAGATCCCATTACATCTCTTGCCGCTCCTTCGCGTAATGCTGCGTTTTCTTCTCGACGTGCCGTGTCTGCTAATTCTCTTGCCGCTCTTTCTGCCGCTAAAGAATCAGCGCGTATTTGCTCTGCCTCACGGTTTATTCGTGCAGCCCGTTCCTCTGGCGTTTCTACAGCTTCTTCTCCCTCCTCCTCCTCGGCTTCTTCTTCGACCTCTTCTTCTTCGACCTCTTCTTCTACTACTTCTTCTTCTACTACTTCTTCAGCGGCCTCTGCTGCTGCGGCTGCTGCCGCTGCTGCTCTTCTAGCCTGCTCCTCGCGAATCTCCGCATCAATAGTAAGAGATTCCATTTCACCAAAACTGATCATGCTACAAATCCAAACATCCGGCCAACATTGTTAGCAATCTGACGCGCCTCATCGTTAGCGTTCTTCGTGTACTGCCACTCATCCAAACCACGCACATACTCGTTCATTTCAGTAAACGTCATAGTACGCTGACCAAACTTGTCATCCGGCATACCAGAAGCAATCTGGTCAAAGATACTGCTATCACGCTCACTCATAAAATCAACAGGACGATCAAGTAACTTAGACACCCTCGCAGAATACGGAGCGAAATACTGTTGAGGGGTAATCCCCTGATCTATCACACCAGACAACGTAGGGAAACGTTCCTTCGCCATGTTCTTAAACTGGTTCTTAAACAACGACAACTGCGCTTCAGGGTCATCCGCATCATACAAACCCTCAACAAACATATTTAGTTGATCGTTGTCCAACTCAACCATGTACTGTGCAGCAGTAGTAGCCAGCGCACCCTTATAAGTACCCAGCAAACCAGTATCAGCATCAGCGATATAAGACTGGAAATCAATAGATTCAACGTCGCTCAAATAGTCACGGATTTCCCCCGTGTCCATACCGTTACGTTTCACGAACGTAGCAAGCTTGTTTACTTCCGCTTCGTCAACTTGGTCAGTGATCCCGAGAAGTTCTAACTGTTCCTCAATGTAATCTTTCTCGGCTCCTATAAGTTCTTCACGTCGAGCTGTTAAATTGTCCCAGTCATCCCACGGTCCCGCAGCGTCCCATGCAAGATCAAAGTTTTGCATGGTTTCGCTAGTTTCGTTAAACCATTCAGTTTGTTTGAATGCTTCAAGGATTTCTGCTTCGTTGGTCAGGTTCTTACTAGTGATGTATTCAAGGACGTTGATTTGTGTGCCAGGGTTATCTGGGTCGTCAATGAGCATGTCTTGACGCTCATTTTCGGTGCCTGGTTCAAACAAGAAATACCTGTAACCGAACTGGTCAGATATGTTGAACGCTGACCCGATGTCCCCTAAACGGCTAGACAAGTTTAGTGCTGGTTCTTGCCTGCGAGAGCCACTTCCTCTTGGGGTGCGTGCAGGTCCGCCTACACCAAACTCTGCGGCAGCGAAATCTTCCGCTAATCTTTTTTCTGTTTCTATTTCTGCTTCTCGCAGATCTGCGGCTTGTTGCGCTTCAATAGCAGCAGCTTCCATC